TGTGGTTGCAACTTCTTTTAGGGTAAATGCCTCAGTCTTACATAGAGGTCTAAGTTCTCTCTTATCATAATCGATTGCAACACCATAGTCGGGGTTATATACGTCTCCTATCCCGTGACCTTGGAATGAATCTACAACAAAGCCATTCTTAAACTTATCAAATCCATTAATATCCTTAATCTGATAGTTCTGGGTATCAACCTCAAGCTGGTTAAGAGAAGTATAGTATTCGATATTTTTAATTCTATTTTCTAACTTGCCAATTTGACGCATAGTAAAGCGTCGGTTGTCAATTTTAACAATATCAATATCTGTAGATATATTAAAGACATATGGCTTTTGTTTAAGGATATACAAAGCCATTGAGTCTTCAGGTGTGGTAGGCTCTTTTGCCTCGAATCCGCTTTCACCCTTAATTACCTTAATACGACCATCGCGATTGATAACAATCTTATCTGTTCGTGGTAAGTAATACTCGTATGATGTAGTAATATCGTTTTCAAAGTCTGGGAATTCACCAACGCTTGATCCAGCACCAGAGAAGCCGGTACCAGCATCGTTAATCTTAGGTCTAAAATCTAAGCAGTCTCGAAGTACGTACTCGTTACCACCTAGAATAAGAGTTGGAATATCCTTATAGTCAATAGTATATGAATCAACAGAGAAGTAGTCGCCTGTTCCATGTGTAAAGTAGTCAAAGGTAATACGGATTGGCCCTGTAGGTGCATTTGATCCACTTTTTAGTCGAAGAGAACCTAATCCGTAGTATGTTGCCTTTTGACCGTTGTCAAGGGTATAACGATTAGTAATATCAACTTCTGTTGTACTGTTATACGATGCATCACCGAATACACCGGTTGTTGTCATCTTAACAGAGACTAATCTATAAATATCTGCCTTACCTAAAGAGATGCTTTGAGCAGTCGATGTTGCCTCTGTTAGGATGTCAAGCTGTTGATTCGCTTGCAGAGACTTAGTCTTTTTGTCAGCAGCCGAACCATTTTTTGAAACAGTAGCAATTAGCATAACTGTTTCTGTTGTATATCCTTGACCTGATATGTCTATTGTGAGTACTGTATTTGCTGCACCAGATATTGTTACGTCGCCAGTTATATCTACAACATCTCCATTAGAAACATATAGCTGCATATTATCAAGTGATTCGGATGAGAAGCTTTCGTTAACGCCTGCATCTACTTGAACTACACCTGCTGTTAAAGTTCTTTCAAATATTCTTCGAGTCTCGTATACCGTATCTACTCCACTTGGATCAATTGACTTAACAATATTAACTGGTAAGGGGAATATGTATGAATTCCTATCGGTATTCCATAGTTTAGACTTTACAGATGAGAATACATAGCCTGACCGACTCTGGGTGGGCGTTGGTGATACTTCAATTCCTGTATCATCAATTATTGTAGTAACACGATGTGTATCCCCATCTATATTGATATAGTTGCCTATACTCAATTCTGTAAGGAATCGTGTACCAATACCTTGTATTGTTTGGGAAGCTCCAACGGTTGATATAGTACCTGTTAGGTTAGATAGTTCTTCAACAACATCAGCAGTAAAGTCAGAAGAATATACTGAATTAATATAGACTATTTGCTTGGCATCGTTTGTAAACGAAAATCCAGTCCTCATCTTAATATCAAAGAGGTAAACGTTATACTGGGCAGTAGTTGTTCCTGGTGTACCAGAAAAGAATTCTGTATGACGAATACGAGCAGTACCGATTGCTATTCCTTCTGGTACACCCGGGGTAGAAGTAAATTGGCTGTATATCTGTACTTCAGGAAGATTGTCTATTTCTTCTGATACACCATTAATATTGGTAACACGAACATAGTTACCAAATGGGGTGTACACCGATCCTGATTCTACTAATGCTGTATCTCTTGCCTTGTCTCCAGCTATAGCTGCGCTTTTAACGTTATCAATCTCATACCCTTTAACGTAAGCTTTACCAGGGGAGATCTTATTAATAAACTTATTAGCATCACCACCTTCGGCAGCAGTGTAGTATCCATCGTTTACAGATAGCGATGTCCTTTTATGCTCTACCATTGAAAGATCATATGGACGAACTACATAATCGCCTGACTCGTCATATGTGCGACGAGCAAGGGTATCACCTAGAATATTATATGCAGTGCTTGTTACAGCAGATATAACTTTTTTATTTTGTATTCTAGCGATTTCTATAAAATCGGGATCAACTACATTATCAGCTTGCCAAGGTCTATTTGTAAGTGTAAGAGCTACTTGAAGACGATCAGCACCAGGAGCAGCATAGTTAAATGATCCGTTAGCTGGATCATTTAGGCTAGAGTCGTCTGTAAAATCTTTAATCGTTTGCTTAACATCGAATCCAACAATAATGTTGGTGATTGGACCATATTTGTTTAGGATAGCTGTCTGATCAGCAAAGTATACAAAGAATCCTCCAGCATATACGATACCGTTTGTCATGGTATAAGCTGTTCCAACTGAATTTACAGAAGTAGCCGCAGTAGTAACGGAGACAGTTTTAGCCTCGTTCCATATTATCTCAGACTGAGCAAATCCGGATTTTTCTTTACTTTTACCTGAGTTTAGATATTTAATAAAGATAGTTGGCGGATCGCCTGCCGCGGTCGCTTGGGTAGCATTAACAACCTTAGCTTTAATACCGGATTTTAGTCCATATACCTCTTGATCAATTAATGACAATACAATTGAATCCGCAGCGGCAGTTAGCTTAACTGAGTGATACTGGGTATCTAGAGATTGATGACCACCTTGAATAAGAGCACCTTCTTTGAAGATGTTATCACCAAAAGATTTAATCTGATTCTGAAGAATAGATTGAATCTGGGTTAATTCTCTCGCTTGTACAGCAACACCTGGCTTAAAGAGTATTTGATGAAACCCTTTGGTATTATCAAAGTCGTCATAATACGGATCAGTGTTTAGATTTATTGCCATTAACTTATTCCTAAAATTAAGTCTTATACCAAATATTTATAATTAAAATTTGATGAATGATCTGAATGTTACAGTTTGTTCCTCAGAAGATGTAAATGCTAGTCTATTATCAATAAACAGTATTTCGCCAGTCTTTTTGTTTATTTGAGGATTAGTAACTGCTGTAACTGTAAAGTAAGCAGTCTCTGCAGCATTAAAAAAGATATCACCAATTGCCGGTATTGTTCCATCAAGAGACTGAGCAAGTAATTTATTATCTTCGCTTGTTACAGTTCTTAATATCTTAACACTACCCGCTGTAGCTACAAGCTGATCCTCTGGAAACGAATCACCAACCAATGTCCCTTCTACGAGATAGCATGCTGATCCAGAATCAGTAATATAATACCTCTTAGCATCAAAGATCTCGACGTCTTTAATAATCCCAAACTGTCTATATTGATTATTTACTAACACACCTTGATTTAATTCATTTTCGAAAGAAGTATGGAAGCAAAGCGTATCAGCGATTAACTCACGCGGAGCGTTAAATCCATGCCCATATTGGGGTGATATAACCGCACGAGCTGTAGCACTTCTAAGACCATCTAATTCCGCTGCTATTGATATATCCGCATAGGTATATCCTGATCCCCTATTATTTAGAATAATCTGAGAAACTGCGCCATTTACATCTAGTGTTGCTGTTGCTGTTGCTCCTGTGCCATCACCCGTAATAGTCACAGCTGGCACGCTTGTAAAAGAATTATCTGATCTTGTAACAACAATCTGTGATATGTCGCCATCTACTGTAAGGGTTTCAACATCTGCTTGCTGAGAATCTAGATCTCCCGGAGAAGAAAGGACTAGATCAATATCAGCACCAGTACCTGGATCGAGTGCACCTTTTGTTACAGTTAGATAAGCAATAGTATAACCTGTACCAGGATTATCAATTGTGACTGCAGTAATCTGGCCATTCTCTATTGTAAGAGATGCTGCTCCGTCTGCACCATCACCCTGAATAACTGCATATGTCTCATCAGGATCATAGTCTTGGCCAGAGTCGTTTAGAACGTAGTTTTCAATAACTCCAGCTGAGTAGTACTGGTTTTTAACTTTCTTAATCACTGGCATATAGTTAGGTGTTAAGAACTTATTTCGCAATGCAAGCGGCATAAAGTACATAAACTTCCAAATATATCCATCAGCTGTAGAGGTATAACCAACATCAAAACCAGTTGGCTTAACCGTGGATACAGCACCCTTGTTATTTTCTATGCACTTATAAACATTAAAATCCTCTGTTAATACGTAGAAATCTTCTTCTACCATAACAGTATCTAAATCATCGTAGGCATCAAATACCCTTGAAGACCAATCAATTCGACGAGTAATAAAAGATACGTCATTAATGTTTATTTGCTTAATCCCGATCATATTATTACGGGAATCGTTCTCTTCATCCATATTATTGGATGGATTAGGTGCATCTGCAATAGCTCCTTCAAACTGCCATGGTAAAACCTTACCAAGGTAGTAATGATAGTTCGCCGATCTATTCTGAATCTTATCGTAAATCGATTCAGCCATCGTATGATGAAAGTTAGGTCTAATTACAGCAGACATAAGGTAGTCTCTATTCTATTAAGATATTGTAATTGTCCAAGTGATAACCATAGAGTCATCTACTGCTTTATTTACGACAAGGAAAGTCGTTCGACAAAGTAGATCACCTGTGTTCGCTGCAGCATCATTAAAGATACCAGCTTCAGTGATCGCACCAGTACCAACTCCAGGAGCATAGGTAGCAATATAGGTAATAACGTTATCAACAGTATTATCTGAATCAAGAACAACACGAGTAAGCTCAGTTCCTAGAACTGTGTCACTTAATGTAGCTGCAGTTGAACCAGAACCAACTGCCATATGAGTCATTACGTCAGTCTGTGCTGTATCGTTCATACGCGAGGCAATATAGTTCCTACCAGTCTGTACGACTAGGTTTGGAATGTTTACCTTATCCTTAAGCTTGCCGTCTGGGCTAAATATCTCAATTGAGACTTGACCCTTGGGGCTAACTTGCTCGTTCATTAATGGCATTTTTTTCTTCTCCTAGGTAAATGAAGTTAATCCTTCGGAATAATCTTCAGCAAAATAATCTTCGGCGTAGATATCACCTAATATCTCTATAACGCCTGAATCATTACTATTTATGACTTCTGTAAGCGGTTTTGCGTAACTAACTATAGCAAGTTCTGATATAGCTAAATTCTCTACCAGCTCCTTCATCTTAGTAATTGCGTATGTTAATTCATCGGTACTAAGTGCTGTATCTCCAAGAACTTTAAAGAAGTCTTTATATTCTGGATCTGGAACGTTTACAATCTCTGAAACATTCTTATAGAAATCGTAGAACCAATCAGTAGTTGAAGCATAGGCTACATCTTCACGTGGCTTATACAGTGTCCAAAAATTTAGATCAATTGTATCGATAACATCTTCTTCACGGTTAGTGAAGTAACGACGTAAGAGCTCGAACGCACGAGACATATCAAAAGAGTTATTAATCTCGAACTCACCAAACATAGCCATGCCAGCTGGGTGAACTGTCTTATTAACAATATCCTTGTAGTTATCAAACTGCTGGGATGATCGAATAAGGTAAGAGAACTGCTGATAAAAGAAGTTGTCTTGTAGATATATATCGTCAGATAAAAAACCATTATTTGTAGAATATTCCCCACGATACTCTGCAAGAACTGACTCAGAGAATTTTATAATTGCTCGTGATGGATATGTAATCTTATCCCCTGCAGGGTTTTGTGATATAATAAGATCAACCCCGCCAACTATTTCTGATCGAGGAATGATCATAGCATAGAACTCCGAAGAGTATCCTACACCAAAGTTTATAAATTTAATTTCTTCTAGAGCACCTGTTCCAGCATCTACCTTAGTTACTTTAAACTTAACGCCATCCCCATCTGATATGTCGTTAGCGTTATATCCTGATTCACCAGCATCATTTGCTTGAAAAATATTTTTTAATACAGCAAAGTCTGGCTTGCTTAATACTGGAGCAAAGTAGGTATTAAATAAGGCATAACCTAAAGGGTTGTTTGCCAGCATAAATGCAGGTGTTCTGAGTGTATCGCTCCACTCTGGGGCTAGAGATTCGTTCTCCCAGAACTCTTTCATGTCCCACATTGACCAGTTAAGAAGATACGCATATTCTTTATATGCTACAACTGCTGCTTCTGGATCTGTGTCCCAATCTACAGCATAGCCGGAGGGATCAAATAAGCCTGCGTCGATTACCTCCTTCATAGCAAGGTGAAGAGCTGTGTTTTGCCAATCGA